ATGATTGCGGCGACCTCGTTCAACGGCAACTGGCGCAGCGCCAACTGCTCTTGGAGTGCTGCCTGCCTCTGGGCGTTCTGGAAGTTTGCCTGTGATTGCGCTTGGTTGAACCCCTGCGACTGAAGCGCCGCCTGTGCCTGTGCCTGCTGCAAAGTCGCCGCTTGGTTTTGACCAAGTGCCGCGTTGTACAGACCAGCAACGTCCATGCCCTGCCCAAACTGCTGACCCGCAGCAGCGTTGTACGCACCCGCCGCGCCCAAGCCTTGACCGAAGTTCTGGGCAATAGCAGCGTTCCGGGCTTGGGTAGCCTGCTGACCCGCGCCAAAGCCTGCCAGAGCCGATTGGTTGGCAAAGCCGCCTAGAGTCTGTGCTTCCCCTAGCCCCTGCTGACGAGCGCCCATATCAAGGCTAATGCCCTGTAGCGCAGCCTGTGTCCGCAGGTCGTTTTCCTGCTGCTGTTGTTCGGTGATGGCAGCGTTGTATGCCTCACCGCCACGCGCAAGACCTTGGTTAGCAAGTTGGGTTTCCAGCTGCGCCCGTTGACGCTGCAACTGGGGGTCAAGGCGCGACATGATTGCCTGCTGTGCGGTCATACCGGCGTTAACCGGCATCGCAGCAAGTTGCGAGGTATCTAACTGACCCTGAAGTCTTGGCGCGTTAGGCCCACCCTGTGCCTGCCCAAACTGACCCGTACCCGTCTGCACGCCGCCAATGCCGCTTGTGTCCAAGCCTTGAAGGTTTAGCGCACCGGGGCCGCCTCCAGCCATGCCGTACTGACCCGCCGTGGGGCCGTAGTTAACCGGAAGCGCCGAAACATCAGAGCGTGCGCGACCCTGCAACTCCGGCAAGGTCGGCAACGGGCCGCCGCCTTGAAATTGGAACTGTTGTTCCGGCAAACCCTGCGGGGTAAACGCCGTACCGTAGATGTCGCTGACACGCCCAATAGCCTTTTCGCCAAGACCGGAAAGCGCAAGGTCTACGCGCTGCTGCGCTTCAAGTGCTGCCTGTGCTTCTGGAGTTAGATATTGTTCAATGTTTGGCGTATCCAAGTCCACCATACTGGTGAACATATCCTCGGTTGGCGCTGTGTCGCCCATGTACTGATTGCTGCGATAGCCCTGTCCTGCACGGGTAGCCGCTCCCGGCCCCATGCCGGACGCATCAAAACGACCACCGCCATACGGCATATCGCCGCCTTGCGTGTAATCCATGCCTTGCTGCTGCGCTCGGTTTGCAGCAGCCATGCCCTTCTGTGCCATAGGCTCGGCTGAAACGCCAAGGTCAGTTCCCATGCCTCCGCCGCCATACAGACCGCCACCGCCCATGCCACCGCCCATCTGTACGCCACCGCCCGTCGTGGGCTGTGCAGCACCGCCGCCAACGCCAACGGTGGGGGGTGCGCCCGTAGCCGGTGCGCCCGTAGACTGCGCCTGACGCGCATTGTATTGCGCCATTGCAGCATCGTATCCGCTTTTGTCAAATTGCTTTCGCCCGAAGGTCACACGCTGACCGCCAAGCGGGGTCTGGATGTTGGGGTTACCAAGTCGCGCAGTAAGCCGCGCCGCATCTAGGTTGGCTTGCCCCTGCTGCTGTGCCGCACCTGCGTAGTCAGGTGCCGGAGGCGGCTTCGGTGATTTTTTGCCCATAACGATGTCCTAAATAACGACACGCCTCGCGTGTCATGGTCAGGAAAACAATATCACCGTCGGTGTCGGCATCCTTCAGACGCGCTTCCTCGGTGAAACCCATTTTACGCACAAGCCTGATGGCTTTCGCGTTTTTACTGCCCACAGGGGCTATGATTTTGTCAACCCCACAGACATTGAAAGGATAGTCAAACATGGCAGCAAGGTAAGCCGGGGTTAAGTGTTCCAACGCTATGTGGCAAACCACACTACGCCCGTTCCAGTTCTCGTAAACCACGCCGCCCACAATCTCATCGCCCTTTCGCAGCCCAATGGCGTTAGACCGTTCAGCGTGATACCCGCCGCCCGTCTGGTTGCACACCCATTCGCCCACCTCGGGGCTGCTTGTTATATGCCAGCCCATCCGAGTTGGTACACCACATCAGTTGAAGCCCATTGAATCGCTAGTTTGTTGCTGCTGCTCTGAAACTGTATCGAACCGCAGTAGCCAACGCCGGTAACGCCCTGCCAGTTGTTCTGAATCTCAAGGTCAGAACCCCACACAGCAGTACCCCACAACGCCGTGCCCCACAGGGCGGTCAGCGGAGTAGAGAACGATACCGGGGCAACATTGTCTGAAATGTTAAAATCAACGTTGATGCCAACCCGTACAGACGGGGTGCCATTGCTAAAAATGCTAGGTCTTGCGCGTGTGAAAATCTTCTGCACACCGCGAGTTTCAAAGTAGTTAAAGGCTTGCAGAATCTTGCCATTAATGTTGTTTGTATCATCAATGTAGCCGGTGCTATCCGCAGTCCAAGCCTTTGCCACAAAGGTTGCCGCGCCAAAATACGGCGTATCGTCAAGCAACCCAAAGTGAAAGGCGTTCCAACCGGTAAACTTGCACCACGCCTTCGTGATGTTGTTCATCACGAACTGTTCCTGTCCACCTTCTTTCACGGGCACATTGACGATGAGGGCGTTGTTCTTCGGGTTGTACAACATACACCAACCAAAGTTGGCTCTATATGCCGCAGCAGACGTTGCAAACGCACCTTGAATCTTGTCAGACAGCGCAATGTTGGGGTCAAGCCGCGATGATTGCAGCGCCGACGCAAAGGGTACCAAGCCGTCTAGGGTCAGAATCAACAGGTCGCCGCCATACTTCATCAGGCAACGATTGCCGATAGGCGCACCCAATATCCATACCCCGATAAGCGCCCATGTAGACGCAGAGGACGGGTCTGTACCGCGATAGACGATGACCTCGCCCTTGTCGGTGACAAACACAAGGTTGTCATCCACGCCGTAACCAGCGTCAATTGTCCACGATGCCATTGCAACCAAAACGCCGCCCAGTCTGGCAACGGATGACAGGTCAAGAACCTGTGCCGCGCCGCCTACGCTTGAGGTTGGCAAGTACCACGCCTTCAGCGTGTCTTTCTGGATAAACCATACGCGGTTTTTAAAGAGCGTAGGGTTGTTAAGCGTTGTAGTGGTAACGCCCGTAATGGCAGGCGAGGATATATTCGTGATGCTTGTCCAAGTAGAGCCGTTGTATAGGTATGGAGTGTTAACCCCGTTGGCGATGTACATGTAACTGCCACCGGCTGTGGTGACGTTCACATACTCCCACCTAGAATTCGTTAGGCTGCTGACCGCTGGTGCGCCAATAGCCCCTGCGGATGTTGCGTTATAGATTTTACCGTCAGAGATAGCCCACAACTCATCTGCTGTGCCGCCGCTGAAGGTCATCAGCGTCTCTACGTCGTCGGGGAACCCTGTGGCGTGTTTTGCATAGCCGCCGCGCAAGACGACATTGGACACGCCGGGGAAGTAGTTCTCCAACTGCACGGCATCCGTGGGTGCCATGTTTGCGAGAGAATCCCGAGCGTTCCACCCGCCTACAGGCGAGGGTACGCTTGCGACATTAGCCGCAGCGCGTTGCACCAATTTGCGACGGGCAACAACCATTAGTTTTCGTATCCGTAACCAGAATCAGGAATGTTGTCGTAGCCGATAAGCACCGTGCCGGGACGGGGAGCAAACGAAAGGTTAGCCGCGCCAGTATCCTGCGCTATCGCAGTTTCAAGTTCGTTAATGTAATCGCGGAACAGCGCGGTAGTATCAAAGCCCTTTGATTCAAAATACTTAACCTTGGTGGATAGCACCATAACGCGGTCAGGGTAGATGCAGGTGTCGTCGTCTGCCGTAAACGAAGTCTTAGGCGCATTAGCAATGCTTTCTGCCCATGCGTTGCTGCGGTACTCAAAGCCAAGTACCTCGCCAGCGTTCATACCGGGCCAAATCTGGAAGTATTTGCCGAGCAAACGGTATCGGATACGGGGGCCGGTCGAGATGTAGCCCGAGAGCAGCCATTCCCATTGCTGTGCAGACTCAGGGCCAAGCATCTCCCAACGCTTGCTCTTATCCCAATGCGTGCGATTGACGCTGCTGTAGTAGTCCGAAGGGAGGTCGTACTTGACCTTCTGAAATACCAAATCGCCGCCAGTCTGCGCCTCTGTTGGCTCGTAGCCAATGGAAACGGAAGTTGAGGACAACACACCCGTGACATAGGTGGCATTTGGGATGCCAACGCCTTGCACCTGATAGGTAGTGTCAAGAAGCGCGGTGCTAGGTATACCTGTAATGGTGTAAGCCGAGGTTGTCCACGTTCCGGTAGTGCTGATGGCTTCCGTTGAGAACGTGTACTGTTTGGTAAGTTCGCGCCAGTCAGCACGGCGCATCAACTCATACCCCGTGGCGTTCATCAGGGCAAGAATCTGAACCACATCCTGATTGGGGTTACCCGCCACCGTTGCCGGTATCGGTAGACCCAGTTCAGCGGTGACCTGCTGAACCAACGCCAACATGGTTGTGGTGCTCATTTGTTAACTCTCCGCAATCTTTTTCGGGCGACCAGCCTTGCGTATCATCAACGCTGCCATCTGTGCCTGAAGTTCTGCCAGTTGTTTCTTGGTATCGTCTAATTGGTTTTCGGTTTCCGAGCGATTCCGCTTTGCAAGAAACCCCTTTGCCTTTTCACGCAGACCTGCGCTACCCATGCCGATGCGCTGCAACTGCGCGTCAGAGGCATTGGCAACCTGCTCTACAGTCTGGAACTTCAAGATGCGCAGTTCCTCGCCTTGCCCTTTAGTAATATCGCCGTTGCCTTCAGCAAACCAGACATCAAAGGATGTGCCCATTGCGGGGACATCATTCTCGTTCTGCTTCATCTGAAAATAAAGATATTGACGCGGAAACCGTCGCTTGTGGTCTTCATTCATCGGCTGTTCGATGATGGTCGTCTTGTCGCCGGGGATGTTGATACGCACAAACGGCTTGCCGTCCCACTTCGGGTCTACATCCTTTGCAATGTAGAAATCTACCTGAAGTTGTTCGTCCGCGTTATGGATGTCGCTGTCTAAAGGCATTGTCGTTTGCTCCTGTGGGGATTAATTGCGTTCGCCATTGATGCTGTACCAATCTGTGTTAGATACAGCAAAAAATATGCTTGAATGATTTTGCGCTATTGATGCAGATGTCGTGTTGTTTATTGCATCTGAACCAAACGGGTAAATTGTCAATGTATGTGCGCCAGAGTTAACAATAAAAACAACTGCGCCCATTTCACACTTCATTAATTTTACGCCAGTAGAAGACGCAGCGGTACTGATAGCGTTAA